GTTATTAAAGTGTTGGGCAGTGCCTTTAAGATGGTCGTCATCAGACTTAACCATGCACTTAGCACCGTTAAACAAAGGGGCTGCTTCACGCAGAACGTGGGCAGGATAGTCAACACCATTTAAGCTTTTACCCACCTCAATCAAGGTCACTAAAAACTTACTAGGTTTAACATTACTGGCTTCAATAAACTTAGTTTCGTCATACCAGGCTTCGGTTAACTTAACCACGTCAGAGGGCTTATACTCTTTGACGACTTCAATGGCGTTTTCAAACGTCACCTGATTTAACTCACTCACCGCATAAGGGTATGCCCAGTAGCGGCCATCTTTACGAACCACCACTTTGTCAGCATAAAAAGCCGTAATATCAACCCAGCTATCACGCGAGTTAGTTGCCAGCAACTTACGCAGCTCTGCAGTCACAAGCGTCATCACATCGTGATAATCAGATGATTTAGCCTCAACAAATGCGCGATTGCCTAAAAAGCCGGTTCCTGTTGGTAAAAGGGTCAACATAATTTAGCCCCTTACTTAGCCGCAGCTTTAGCTGGCGCTTTTTTTGTTGCTGCTGCGTCTTTTTCAGCTTGCTCTAATAGTGCTTTAGCTTCTGCTTTGGCCTTAGCAATAATGTCATCAGCTTCAGCTGCCGCTGCTTTTGCCTTTGCTGCCGCTTCTTGTTCTGCTTTAGCTAACAATGCTTGAGCAGCATCATCAGAGGCGTGTGCAAGCTCACTGGTATTCTCACCATCACTGGCAAGTACGGCTTTAGCAAGGTCTGCAACAGCAAGTACACCTTCAACACGTTGGCCTGCTTTAGTTAACGCTTTAACAACGCCTGTTTCGCGTTCAACTTTATAGTCGAACACTTCATCTGGCTTAACTTGGCGGGTTTGTTTTTTGGTAAGCGTGTTGCCACGTTCATCGGTTTTAGGTTTATTGTCGTCGCCTAAGTCAACGACTTCTTCGTATAGCTCAAGCGCTTTAGATGCAATTTCTAAAACAGCATGGCCTTTAGTAAGTAAAGCAAAAAGACTCATTATGTTGCCCTCAATGGTTGTGAATATGGCTAATGAGTCTTTAAGGTAAGGGGTTTTGTTGAAGGGCTAAATTAAAGGGTTTTAGGAAAATTGATATTAAAGTTTATAAGCTTCAATCTCCTTTTCTTTATCCTCTAGGGCAGCGAGGATAATTTGTACGTCAGATGGCATGATTAGACCTACTCGAGAGATAAGAATGCTAGCTTCAAAAACAGCTTGTAGAAATAAATCTGCACTTTCATAAACATCCTCTTTTTTTACAAAATGACTTATTTGAATGAAAATGCCAAGATCCCTATAAAATGAAGCTATTCTTTGAAAATAATTATCTTCTTTTTCAATGTTTCCATTCATATAGTTAATTAAAAAACTATTATCAATTTTATTCACTTCATCTAAAATTTGAGGAATTATTGGCTTAAAGTCGTTTGCTATTCTAGATGTAACCATAAAGAAACTTTGTATCGCTGATGGTGAGTTTTCAGGGAATAGCAAGTCATAAAATTTACCATAATCAACTATAATTTTTTTTACATCTGGAGTATGGTTAACACCATCTAAAACACTCTGACACCTTTCAATAAATTGTTTCCTGTGCTCACAATAAAGAACAAAATTTTCTTTTGTGTAGTTTAACTCATATTGATTTTCAGCCAACTTAAATTGGTTAGATGCTAAACTCAACTGCTTACTTACTTTTGTTAACTGTGCCGATAATTGCAAGCTACGATGGTACATACCAATCAAAGTAGTTAGTGCAACCAACCCTGTAAACAACCCAATTGGCAGTCCGAACATAGATATGACAGCATTCCAATTTTCTATTTTACGCCAATCAACAACAAATTCATTCCAAGTGAATGCAACTTGAAAAATAAGAAAAGCTAGCGGGATAATGATTGTCGCTATTAGTAATAAGTTAAACGCATTATGCCAATTTTCAATTGAATTACTTTCCTGCTGTTCTTTATCGTATTCTTTCACAGTCATCCTTAAGTTTTAAACTATTTAAACTCCCTTTAAAATACCACAGCCTATTCTATTACTGCACGTGTCTTATCAACTTCCCAGTGTTTCATCACTGGCACCGTAAAGCAGCTGCAATTGACTGTTTCTTTTGCTGGCGCTTTGGGGTCATGAGGGTGCATCATCTTAATGCCCCCAATAGTAAAAGGTTCATTTGCTGCAGCGCGAGTATTGTTTGCGGCCAAGTGACTAACGCGGTGTTCTTTACGCCGACCTAAGCGCCACTCTTTTTCCATGCCTGGTACTGCATCACCAATTTCGTTCATACGCATATGGCTTGCTGTGTTATACAAGCGGCTAAGCTCAGTGTTTACAATCGCCTTAGCGCGCCACATCTTTTTCTCGCCTAAACTTTCTGCTATGGCTTTTTTAGCGGTTTCGCTATCTTGCGCCCCCATCATCACAAGCCCAAGTTGCGATCGAATATAATCAGCCTTACCGCTTAACACATCTTTAATTCGGTCAACCATAAAATTATCAATGGCCACAAGCTGGCGATGCTGTAAAAGCTGCGTCATAGCATTTACCGTTACACCACCGGCTTTAAGGGGCGCATCAATTAAATTAATACCTGCTACCCATGTGGTTTGTGAAAAAGCTTTAATTTGTGCAGCGCTTCGCTCACCCAGTTCAAGCATCACCTGGTTAATTTGCCCCTGCAATTTGCCATAGTGCCATTGCTGCCAATCTGTCGGCTGCCCTTGTAAAATGGTTTGCGTGTTTTCTTCAGCTAGCTCAAGCAAACGCAATAGCGAATCCCAAAGCCCCTGCTTATTTTTAAGTAGCGCTTTGAGCTGCGCTGTACGGGCTTTATTAAAGGCCTTGGTGCGTTCACTCGGTGTCATCATCTACGCCTGCATCGTCTGCACCATCAAACTCGTTAAAGGTGTCGGCCTTTACCTGGTCTTTTGCTTTTTGGGCAATAGCAGCTTGCGCGTTTATAAGCTCTTGCTCAGGATCAATCTCAACACCTAATCGATCCGCAATTGATGCAATCACACTTAACCCCGTTTCTTCGGTCATAATGCCCTGCGTAATCCCAAGGTTTACCGCAACCACAACTTGCTGCAGTGCAGCAGCATAACGGCTTATATCTTTAGCGGTCATTTCTGGCATCACCACTTTTGATTTAAACACATCGGTTTCAACCATGCGGTCAGGCTCAATGCCCATGGTTGCTGTGTAGTACTGGCGAATAACAAAGGTCGCTATTTCGTGCAGCATGTAAATAATGTAGCGCTGGCGCATAGCAAGTATTTTAAATGTCGGCTCGGCCATGGCTTCGCCGTTCGCACGGTTAACGTCCCCCCCATCAGCAAACCAACTTGGTGGCATAGTCGCACCACCTAACATGTGGTTCCTAAATAATTTTGCTAAGGCTTCGGTGTCGCCAGAGCCTAGGTTGGGGCTTTCTGCTTTCCACTCTTCCGAATCGTTATGCACATTTGCTGAGCCTGGTCTTGGCGGGTTGCTTTCAATTTCTGCAGCTCGGGCATTTACTTTATTTTGGTCAGCGCCTTTTAAAGTAACATCCCACACAAACGCCCGGGAGTTTTCAGCACGATCGCCTTCGCCAAAAATAAAGTCGTCGTATAAATCTAAAAAATCACACTGCGCAGTTAAATCAGAGTTGCCCCGTCCGTGGGCGCAAAAGCTGTTAATTGAAAAATAAAAAATATCGCCATCATTAAAACCTTCACGTAATCGCTGCGTTTGTTTGGTAAACACCGATTCTGGGCCATTGATGATCACTCTATAAATGTATTGTCGGCCATTTGTCATACGCTTGGTTTTTACCCAACCGGTTGCTCTGGATTGCGAGGGTCGTAAATAACTTCCTCAACATGTGCTGGGTCTAGGTAGCTTAATTGCACTTCGCCACTAAGCGGGTTTACAAAGGCAGGGTAAAACTGCTCGCCAAATATCGACAGCTCACGCACTTTCTTTTCAAGCTTAATAGCCATGTTATTAATTGGGTGCGTCCAAAATGCATCGATGACGGCTTGATAGTCTTCATCATCATTCGTGACTTTTACGCCTTCCGCCAATAAATACGCGAGCGGTAACTCAATAATACGGTTAGCAATCATGTTACTTTGCCAAAGGTAAGGCGCTATTTTGTTCATGCGTGCGCGTGTTGGCCCACTTAAGTTACGATTAGAATCACCAGATAGCTTTGAATATAAGTGGTCATCAGCATCAATTGAGCCAGCCATAGCACCTGCTGCTTCTTTAAATGTGGTAGCTGATTCATTTGCAGCAGTGTTGCTTGCAATTGTTTCAGTAACAATTGCCGCAATTTTTGCTGCAAATTCTGCCTCTTGTTTTGCCTTGCGCTTTTTTGAACCAAACATAGCTTTTTAACCCTTTTGTAAATCTTTTACATTTGCCTAGGCGGCGCTAAATAAAATTTTCCGTGCAATGGCACTCAAAACACATTGCAAACGCTTAAAATCGCTCTGAGAGCGTCACCCTTAGTTTTTGATTTTTACCCAGACTTGTCTGTTAGCACTTGGCCACTTTCATTTATCGTTCGATAGTTGAAGTCATCACCACCTAAACTAATCCAAGCAAGTTGCTCATTTCTAAAGTTGCCAATAAATATCCATTCAGAGCCGTTAAAGTACTGAAGTGTTACCTTGTTAGTTGGAGCCAAATAGCCAATTGCTCGTCTAAACAAACCGCCTGCACGTGTTCGGCCTTGCAAGCGAGATGGTCGGGTATTCATTGAGTTTTCAGCTTTAGGCACATTGACACCTGCAGCTGGTTCGCCCTCTTCCAAAGTGGCGGCATTTACCAGTACACCCGCAACGGCAGTATCGCCGTGTCGCCATTTACCATCACTGCCTTTGTCGCGGCCATCATCCATTTTTGGCTGGCCTTTATCTAAAATAACGCGCCGATGATCAGCCACTACATCTTCACTCTCAGGCACGGTAATTAATTTGCTCTCGAGCGCAGCTTTATATTTTGGGAAAAATTGGTTGTACCAAGGCCGCGATAACATCACGCA